TGGCAGATTTCTTTGCTGGAGACTCAATAAGTAAACGATTTGGTGGAGTATCCTACCGTGGCTAAGCTAGTAAAAGATTTAGTAATTCCTATATATGGTTTGACAGTGGTCCTAGGACTTGACTCTAAGGCCCTCTCTAAGCACCTACAAAAGAAGTATGGTATTAGCCATAGTATCCCAGAGGGTCATGCTGGACAAGCGGCTATATTCGAATATGGAGACTCTGGATATCTTGTTCATACGTTATACGTGGATAGGGAAATTTATAACGTAGGTTACCTTACTCATGAGTGCTTGCATTGTGCTTGGCACCTACTAGGTGAGGTTGGGGTAGAGTTGACTTGTGAGAACCATGAAGCACTAGCATATCTCGCTGGATGGTTAGCAGAGCAGGTACATGAATTTTATATGAAAGGAAAAGATAATGTCGGATAAGGTAGCTGAACTTACAAGCCTACTAGACCAAGATGATTCAGCCAAGTGGATATCCTACTTATGGGATAAGTTTAACTCTCAGCGTGACCCAATAATCAACCAGTGGTCTGAGCTTAGGGATTATGTATTTGCTACAGACACCTCAACCACCACTAACTCGAAGTTGCCTTGGAAGAACTCAACCACTACACCTAAGCTTTGCCAGATCAGAGACAACCTCCATTCCAACTATCGTAGCAGCCTATTCCCCAATGACAATTGGCTAGTATGGAGGGGGTATGATAAGCAAGACTCTACTAGGGCTAAAGCTAAAGCTATTGAATCGTACATGGCTAACAAGTGTAGAGAAGGGCATTTCCGTCAAGAGGTGTCTAAACTCATCTATGATTATATTGATCATGGTAATGCGTTTGCTACAGTCAGCTTTGAAGCTAATTATAAAGACAGTGTTTCTGGTGAGCGTATCCCTGATTATATTGGCCCTCGGCTTGTTAGGATTAGCCCTCTCGACATAGTGTTTAATCCTCTTGCTAGTACCATTAGGGATACATGGAAGATTGTACGCTCTGTAAAGACTCTAGGGGAGATTAAGAAGCTAGCCGCTACAGAACCAGACCAATCCTTCTGGAAGGGCGTGGTGAGCAAAAGAGAGCTTCTCAGCTCACGTTTAGGGGGCTACTCTGTAGATGACTTCAAGAAGGCTAACGAATATCAGGTGGATGGGTTTGGTAACCTGTATGAATACTACCAATCGAACTATGTAGAGATTCTAGAGTTCTTTGGAGATTACCATAACGAAGCTACAGGAGAACTACAGACTAATAGGATTATTACTATCGTTGATAGATGCCTAACCATTCGTAATGTAGAGATGCCTAACTGGTTTGGTCATGCCCCAATCTATCATGTTGGTTGGAGATTACGCCCAGATAATCTTTGGGCTATGGGTCCGCTAGATAACCTCGTAGGTATGCAATATCGTATTGACCACCTAGAGAACCTTAAAGCTGACGCTATGGACCTTGTTGTACATCCACCACTAGCGATTATAGGTGAAGTTGAGGGGGCTGTATGGGCACCCGGAGCACAGTTCTTCTTAGACGAAGGTGGTAGTATACAAGAAATCTCTAAAAGTATGAATGGGATTATAGCAGCTGATCAGCAGATACAACTCCTCGAAGAGAAGATGGAATTGTATGCTGGTGCTCCTAAGCAAGCTATGGGTATCCGTACACCCGGTGAGAAGACCGCCTTAGAGGTTCAGACCTTAGAGAATGCTTCTGGTAGAATCTTCCAAGAAAAGGTCACTACGTTCGAAACAGAGCTTCTGGAGCCATGTTTGAATGCTATGCTAGAGGTTGCTACTAGAAATATGGATGGTAGTGACGTAGTAAGAGTTATGGATGATGACCTAGGGGTAGAAATATTCCAGACAATAACCAAACAAGACATAACAGCTTCTGGTAAACTACGTCCTATCGGCGCTAGACACTTCGGTAAGCAAGCTCAAGATTTACAGAATATTATTGGTGTATTCAATTCACCTATCTTCCAGATCATAGCACCTCATACTAGCGCTATAGCGTTAACTAAATTTGTTGAGGATGTTACTGGCATAACCGCCTATGATATATTCCAACCTAACGTTGCTGTCTTCGAGCAGAAGGAAACCCAAGGGTTGGTTAATCAAGGTCAAGAAGATCTTATGGTAGAACAACAAGTTCCGGTAACGCAATGAAGACATCATGGACTAAGGGCTTATCAGCCCAAGAGATTCTTGATATAGAATCTGCTTATAAGGCGTCTACACTCATTCGTAAACGCCTAGTAGATATACTCAAAGAGAAGTCTGAGGGTAATAAGCGTAACGCTAGAAGCAAGGTGGGGTATGATAACCCTAACTGGGCTTATCTACAAGCAGATAGTGTAGGTTATGAACGTGCTTTGCACGATTTAATCGATCTTTTACAATAACCACCAAGTATAATAGTATACTTCTAGTATTATTCATTCGAAGAATGTAAATATTAAGAGTAATAATAAGAATATTATTATTAATATTATATACTAGTATATACTCTAAGGATTCTATGACAGACCAGTCAATTTTTACAGAACAAGTTAGTGACCCTAACAAAACTATCCCTCAAACTAATGACCTATTTGCTGACCAGCTAGCGGCCATTAAGAATGGGAGTGGGCAACAGAAATATGCTACAACCGAAGAGGCCCTTAAAGCTCTAGCTCATGCTCAAGGCTATATCCCTGAACTAAAGACTGAGATTCAGGCTCAGGGTGAGATCATCGCCAAACTTAAAGAAGAGTTAGATAAGAAGGCATCATTGGAACAACTTATGGAAAGAATTGCCCAACCTCAAGCGACACAAAACACTGTTGGAACACCACCACAGGCGAATGTGCTTGACCCTCAAGAGGTGATTAACCTCGTTAATCAAACCCTTGCTAGCCAAAACCAAGCAGCCTCACAGAAAGCAAACAAAGACAAAGTTGAACAAACTCTGGTGAGCAAGTTTGGTGATAAAACTATTGAAGTGATTCAAGCTAAGGCTAAGGAGCTGGGGCTTACGCCACAGAAGATTGGAGAGCTTGCTAGTATCAGCCCACAGGCTGCACTAGCCCTTTTTAATGAAAGCACCTCTAGTACGCTTGGCGTAACTACTGGTAGCGTTACCATTCCCGGATTTAAACAGTCAGAGCATAAACCTTTAGAAAAGCCTGCTAAGTCGCTCTTAGCTGGAGCGTCCTCTAAAGAGCAAGCAGCTTATATGGCACAAATTCGAGAAGAGGTATATCGAAAACATAATATAGAAATTTAAAATTTTGAGGATAGAAAATGCAACTTACTTCTAATACTCGTGCATTTATTGAGAGCGAGCAGTTCTCACAGTTCATTCTTATGAACTTGCACGATGGTCTTCTGCCTGAAACCTTCTTTCGCAATGTAAGCGATTTCGGTTCTGGAGAGACCCTTTATATCAAAACGATTGGTACTGTAACTCTGCAAGATGGTGCAGAAGACACTCCGCTTGTTTATAACCCTATTGACTCTGGTGAGATTTCGCTGACCATCACCGAATATAAAGGTAGCCTTGCACTTGCTGCATAATTGCCTTAAACAAGACTAAATAACTGGGACGAAAGAACCAGAGAGAAAGGAACCAAAGAATGTTTGGTGAGACGGAAAGTAAGTATTTGGCAGGGTTATTGGACGCTGACGGCTCCTTAAGCTTTGTCCATAACCATGGTTACCTGAGTTTAATGTTTTCAATCAGTATGTCTGAAAGCATAGATAAGGGTGGCAAATACGCAAAATACCTTAGTAGTAAGGTTGGTAAACTGCATACAAGAAAGCGTGATGACAATTGGGCCACTCAGAACGAGTGGGTTATCTACGCAAGAGGAGACCATGAGTTGGTCTTACCTCACATCATAAAGCACATGGTTGTCAAAGGTAAGAAATGGCAATTCATGTTGGATAAGTTCAGGGAGTATAAAGCCACAAAGATTAGTGAAGAGGACTTCCTACTTATTAGGGAAGAAGCCAATTCGCTGACAGGGCCACTAAAACCTAAGAATCACCCTTCATGGGCTTGGGTTGCTGGATATATTGATGGTGATGGATGGTACATGATAAGAGATCGTACCAGACAAGTGGAGAGGCAAGTTGGCGTAGTAAGCCACGTAGACCACCCATCAGGTTTGAATTTATTACATAAAGCTTTTGGCGGAATCCTAAAAGAGGATAGAGGCCATTTAAGATGGATTAAAAATCTCGGCCCAAGAGATAAGCAGTTTGCAATACACTTTCTAAAGAAGATGTCTAATAATTCCAACTTGAAGAAGTGGAAGATTGAGCAGATTCTTTCTACCTACTCGCAACGACTAAATGTCTTAACTCCTACGGGAGAAGTGATAGTCTAAGGGATACTAGATCCCTAGGATGCATGGTACGTCACGGACGAACTTCGCGAAGATGGCGCTCAGATTGATGCCCTTCTGGCAGCTCGTGCTGCAGAGTCTACCCGCGCAATCCAAGAGGTGTTCGAGTCAGACTTTCTGAAGGTAGGCGGTTCATACTTCGCTGCTGGTGGTACTGGAGCT